CCAGCAGGCGCGACAGCAGCAGCTGCAACGACAACAGTTTCGCCAATCGGGTTGAAAGCAATTTGCGAGTTGGTGGACATGTCAGACTCCTTTCGATGCAACGAAGGCTTGGACAACGTCTTCAGTCTGCACACAAGCGCAGATGGCTTTGACCTTGTCGTCATATGACGAGTAGTCCGCGCCAGGCAGAACAACGCTGCGCTCAAAAGCCTGGCTGATGACTTTTCCGTCCTCAAGAATACGGGTGGCTTTGCGAACCTGAATAGTTCCGTTTTCAAGAACTTCGATCAAGTCAGTTACGGTGATTTTTTCAAGCATGGTGATCTCCTTAGGATGCGGTTTGATAGGTTCCAGTGACAATGACATTGTCGCTGCTGAAGTCTGCGAATGCAGCGTCTGTCAAAGCAGCTCCACCGGACGCGTTTGATTGGTAAACTTCAATCGTGTTGGTGTTTTCATTTATTACACCAAAAAGCGCACCAGTTAGGCCAGAAAGACTCTGACCTGTGACATTGATGGAGTATTTGCGGCTTCCAGTATTCAGCGATGTGAATGGTAATCCTCCAACAGTGACAGCACCAGTTGCAGCGCCTTTGGTTCTCACTTGAATAAATATCGTGAAGTTAACCGTGTCGCCAATCTTTGAGTACCAACCGCCTTGTGCGTTGTAGCTTTGAATCGGTGTCCCACCAAAAAGAAGAGTTGATGAAAAAGCTCCTTCTTCATAGTCATCCAGCAATTCACTTGTTACAGTGCCGCCTCCAGGACTGACAGAGAAGTCAATCCCTTTGCCAGCAGTTCCAATGACCAGGTTGCCATCAATGATGGTCTGGTCGCCATATCGAGTGCTTGGGTTTCCGACTGTTTTAAGCATGATCAGCAGTCCTCGCAGCCTGCAAACTCTTCGAGCGTTTTCAGGTGCTCGTAAGCCTGCTTGATGAAGTTGACCCCATTCAAATTGGGGGTGAACTCATACATTTTTTGCAACTTGACTTTTTGTCCAGTCAAAGACACAGAACAACTTGCCTTGTCTTTTGTTCCAACAACTGACTCTACTTTGATGTAAAACAGATCGGAAACGGCAGTAGGTTGAATCTCTACTCGAACTCCGTCAAACAAAGCAGTTGATGGGCAGGTTTTGGTGATAGATTTTTTGAGAGCCATGATGATTCCTTTACCAGTTGTTGAACTCTTTGAGAGACGCTTGATTCGGACGAATGCCAGACAGAGGGATGATGTAAGCCCAGCAAACGTTTGTGTCGGTTCCTGGCCATTCCACAGTAATGGCTTGCTCTGGATTTCCAGAACCTGAGAAAACTACAGACTGACTTCCAGTGCTTCCGCTTCCCCAGAAAACTGTAGGTACAGCAGATTGAACTGCACTGAATCCACCTTGCGCATCTTGCAAAGTAGTGACGTTGATTACCTTTACATCGTTAGGTGCTGAATACTGACCCGTGATGGTGACAAGCGATGTTGCCTGTGACCGATAAACTCCAGATGCACCGCCAACTTGAGCGTCGCTAACCGTGACAAGAATGAATGAGCAAATGTCGCGGTTGGCAATGACTGGGTTGTAGTCAAAGAAAATCGGGAATACGACTTTAACCTTGCCAGCAGTGCCAGCAACTGTTCGCATGCGATAGTCAGATGGGACTTCCCAAGGGAATGTTGTCTTGTACTTTGATGTCTGGGTGGTTGTGTCGTAATAGAACGGCATCAACTTCGGGTCAATCAAGTTTCCAAGGTTCGTGGTGAACACGTTGTTCTGCGACATGCGAGTCGCCTCATCAACCATGATGACGTGGTTTGTGATGTTATACGTTGAGCCAATCGCAGTACTTGGTTCTGGGTAAGTGCTGTTTCCAGCATCAACTCCAACAATGTAATAAGACGACAGCACCTTGCAGTTTTTGAGGTTTACTCCAGACGGGTAACCTGTTTTGTATGTGATGACAGGAGCGCCACCAGTGCCGCCAATATAGCTGTCTTCAATGGTGATTGAAGGATTGGAGTTTGGCTGTGTTGGTGCGGTATTTGCATATGTCCAAATAAACGGCCTTGCGCTTTCAAGAGACATGCGGCAACCACGGATATTCAAGAATTTAAGACTTGAATCGCCAATCGTGCTTTGTGCGCTGTCAGAGACAAAATCAATCCATCGTGCATTTTGCGGGTTCGGGATTGGATTCCCATGAGGGATAAAAAAGTTGTCGTACAGGTTGACGTTTCCGTCTCCCGACAGATACAGCAGTGCGTCATACGACAAGTTTTTGGCGTACATCCAGCAATTTCGGATTGTCATTTGGTCGGTGTAGTGTTTCACGAACACTGCTGTGTCACCGCAAAACGAATCACGAATGTCGATCATGGTTGATCGAGTTGTTGCGTAACTCACAGTGTCCAAGAATGTGCCATTGGATTGTGAACGGCAGTTGTCCACCTGGAACATGGATTCGTTCTTATTTGTCGTGCTTAGACGAATCGCCGTTGCAAAATTTGCAAAGATCAGATTTTGAAATTTATTGCGGTATCCGCCACCATTGAAGTCAATGCCGATATTGGTGTTATCACCAAACAGGGCAGCTCCACTTTGATCAGCAGAAAATGTGATGCTGGCTTGTACAAAAGTGTTTCCTGGTTGCTGAGCAATGGTCACGCCACCACCCTGTGCGATCTTGTACTTGCCTCTTGGAAAAAACAAAACTAAATTCGGATTGGCACTAAACACTGGCTCTGCAGTTGATCCACCAACTTGAAATGTTGGAGCAATTGAAATCAAATAATCAACACCAGCTTGAATTGCGGCTGTGCTATCAGCAACTCCAGTCGGGTCTGCACCAAAATCCAAAACAGAGACGACTTCTCTTAGTTTTGCCTGAACTGTTGTTTGAACGGCACCAGTGCCAGCTGGGTCATAAACAACACCAGAAGCATTGATGATGTTTCCATAACGCTCTGTCGCAGCTGGAGCACTATACACAGTGCTTCCATTACGGTTCATCACTCGGATGCTGTAGTCGCTGTTGACGTACAGGCGTGCAGGCGTGCCATTGCGAGATGGATAGCCACCAAGCGTGCGAATTGGCTGCGTTGCTTGAATTGTCAGCGCAGCATCCCAGTACACATTGATCGGGTTGACCTGTGGGTCAAGATTTGCCTGGCCAATCCAAATATAACCAGACTCAAGAGGCTGGCCATCAATGTCCGTAAAAATCGGATAGGTTGGTTGAATTGAAAGTGCGGACATTTACTGGTTCTCCTGTTCAAATTGCTCCTGGGCCTGCAACGACTGGACAATGAATTTCTCACGCGCACTCATTTCGCGTGGGAGTTTCACCGCATCGGCAAACTTTTGGAAAGATTGTGACATCAAGACGGCCTTTACGGTAGCCTTTGATGGGTTGCTGTTGGTGGAAACGGCCTCAACAGCCAGGCGCTGGAACTCAGGCGAGGCGATTAGATCGTCTGCGGCCTTGAGGGCATTGGTCTTACCTTTGGTCAGTGCTGCTGTCAAACCGGACGCAATACCAGCACCAGGCAGACCAACAAGGCTTGTCGCTGCCTCGATGGGTACACCAACGGCTGCACGCTTGGCCAGGCCGTAAATGTTCGACAGCATGTTGTCAGCGCCCTGCAGCTCCTGCTGGACAGCTTGAATGCGGCCAGTGGTGATTCGCTCTCGGGTGGCCTTGCTGACGTTGCTGGACACACGGTACAGGTCGGACAGCTGCTTTCGTGCAGACTGTGGCAGGTTTGCCATCAGGGCAGCATAGGCCTGCTTGTTGGCCAGCAGGCCCTCGTACCACTTGGCATAGGTGTTGAAGTTCAGCGTGCCATTTTGTGTGGCTTTGCCGAATGCGGTGTTCAGCGACGAGGCTGTGACCGCCTGGCGCATGTCCTTTGGGATGGCGGTCAGAATCTTGGCCAACTTGTCTGCGTCGCCTTTTGACAGGGACATGGTGGCCGACTCCAGTTTGCTGACTAAACTCTGATCGAGCTGACGGCCAAACAGGGAAGTCATGTCATCCTCAAAGCCCTTGCGCATCTGCACCAGGCTCTTGGCCAAGCGGTAGCTTTCACCTTGGCCGGCGGTCTGCGCCAGCGCAAACTGGTCGTCGTCGATCAGGCGATAGAGCTGCTTTGCAAGGCCGGTGTCAGCATCAGCGAACGGGCCAGCCTGGCGTGCAGCAGCGCCAACGTCGCGCCGGACGTCGTCGATCAATGCGTAGGTCGGGGCACGGGTGCCAATAACGTTGCCTGCATCGTCTTTGATGGGTTTTGGCGTCAGCTTGCTGCGCACCATTTTTTCGAGCGAGGACAGGTTTTCTGGGCCATCCAGATCGTCGGCACGCTTTTGCACAAAGTTCAGCACGTTGTCAGCCTGGCCACGGGTCTGCGACGGGATTTGCGTGCGCAGTGCCTTGTAGGCGTCATCGGCCTGGTTGGACAGGTTGGTCACGGTCTGGTCAAGCTGTGTGCGCACGGACTGGTTGAGCCTGCTCAGGTCTGTGGTGCCGCCAATCTCGGTGATCAGGTTGTCGGCACGCTGGCCAACTTGCTCCAATCCTTTGATCTCGGATGCACGAGCCTGACTGCCAGGGATGGACTTCACCGCTTGGGCCAGCTCACGATAAGCCTGGTTTGAGGTCAGGTGGTCGGGCTGCAGATATTCGTCGATGCCAAGGCGTCGGGCAGCCTCCAGCACCTTTGGATCGGGTGCGGCTTGGCCAGCCAAAACGGAAGTGGCGCGGGTTGCGCCCATGCCACCTTCGGCAGCGGTTCGTGCGGTCGTGGCCAGCTCTTGTGGTGTCAAGGCAGCAGCGGCAGCCGGTGGCGTGACAGGCACGGCAGCTGGTTGGACTTCTGGAGCAGCGGCAGCAGCACGGACGGGTGCGCCGGGTGCCATCGCTGTTCCCATGGGAGCGCCAGCAGGAGCCGCAGGGCCAGCGGCAGGGGTAACGGGTGCACGTGCAGCACGGACGGCCTGGACACCGCGCACAGCGGCAGGCAGGACGGGAGCGAGCACGGCAGTTGTGGCCACCTCGCCAGTGTCAAACCTACCACCAGTTGCAGCCTGTGTGGCCTCGATGGCAGCCTGTGTTCCACCAGCAGCCACAGCCATTCCAGGCAGCGTTGCTGCGCGGCCAGCAGGCGTGAAGGCAGCCAAAGCGCCAGCAGCACGGGGAATGTCGCTCACTTGGAAGCCGGGTTTGATAGCGTACATCTGGCCATCAATGGAAGACTGCAGCAAGAAATTGCCCTTCTCGTCCTGGCTGACTTGCACACCGGGAAAGTTGGACTGGATGACCTGCACAGTTTCCTGCGGGTTGGTCATCATGGTGCCCAGGGCCGACTTGAAGCTGGACATGCTGAAGGTGTTGAGCTCCGGCATGCCTGCATAGTCTGGCAGCGCCTGGGTGGTGGGTGTTTGGCGCTCAGTGCCGGTGAAGGCCTCACGAATTCCGCCGAGCACGCCCAAAGCCTCGGTGCCCTTGATTTGCATGCCAGCCGGTGCACGCACCATGCCGTTCTTGACGTCTGCCTCCAAGTCCATCATTTCCTGACGGGTCATGCGGCCTGTGTTGTACGCCTCCACCACGGTCGGTGGCAGCTCGGCAACCTGCGTGCTGGCAGCCGTGCCTTGCGCTGGCGCAGGCTGTTGGCCACGCAAAGCAGCGCCACGGGGCAGCATGAGTACGCCAGACTTGACGTCGGCCTCAAAGTCTGCCGCCTCTTCAGGCGTCATCTGGCCGGAGCTGTAGGCGTTGAAGATGTTTTGGATCGAGCCAGGGGCCATAGCAGGGCCACCAGCAGCAGCGCCAGCACCACCTCGGGCTGCCATAACGCGCTGAAAGGTACTGTCGCCACCTCCGGGGAGCGTGGCAGGCGTGGCGGCTTGCTCTTGGCCAACACCAGCACTTACGCGCTCGATGTAGGACTTCGTGCGAGGCCCCCAGTTTTTGGGATTGGTGCCGCCGTGATATTCGGCAGCGGCCAGCTTAATGTCGCCCTTGTTGCGCTGCAGCGATTCCTTGAGCAGCAGGCCAGCAGCCTCAGCTGCGTTCTGTGGGCTGAGGTAAGCATCGACGCCGTACTTGTCCAGCACAGCCTTGCGCGTGGCAGGGATGATCTGGAACGGAGTCTTGGCGTTGGCCTCAGAAACTTGGTCAGCATTGCTGCGCTCGCCGTAAAGCAAGACAGACTTCAACAGGCCAGAAGGCAGGCCGAGCTTTTGCTCAGTGCCAGCGGCCAGGTCAGACCAGAACGGGTCTTTGTAGCTGTTTGGGGCTTGTGTCGCCATCGTTCGTCCTTAGCGGCCAGGCTGGAAAGTACCGCTGCCAAGCGTGCCAGGGGTGGGCACTTGGCCGGTTTGTGGGTTCATCCAGCGCATGTAGCTGCGCTGCTGTGTGGCCACGTTGGCTTGCTGTGCTGCCAGGCCTTGTGCGCGTTGCTCGCCGTACTGGCGCATGAAGTCCACAAAGGTCGTGCCAGCAGGAATCTGGATGCCTCCGATGTTGATGTCGGTTTTGGCACGGCCAAGGGATCCGGTCGAGTTGACCCACTCAGCCTCGGCAGCTTTTGCCGCGCCTTCATACTGCTGCAGCTTGGCCATGCCACGCAAGAACGAGCCGATGGTCTGCGCGTTGGCAGTTTCTTCGGGAAAACCCTTAAGGGCCATCTGAATGTCTTTGTCGGTCGCCGGGCCAGGTGGCAGGGACTTGATCGCTTGGGTGTTGCGCAGCCGGGTGTATTCCTGGCGCATCTGCGTCCACTCGTCCTGTCGGCCAGTAGCGCCTGCAAACCACTCTGTGGCCTTGGTGCCCAAGCCTTTGCCGCCCTGTGCGGATTCAATTCGGCCAGCCAGGTCAAGCATGCGGCCTGCGGACTGCTCTGCACCGACGGCTGCAATGGTCGCGTCGTTCACGATCTTGTTTGCGTCGGGCGTGAGCTTTGTGCCAGCCTGGCCAAGTTCAAACAGCTTCATCTCAACATCGGTCTGCAGCTTGTCGCGGTCAAGCGCCAAGCGGCCAGAACGGTCTGCGATCTGACTGTCGATGTTTTTGATTTGCGCAGCGGTGTTGGTGTTTTCCAAAGCCAAGCGAGTCGGAGTGTTGGCCGTGACCAGCTCTTTCTCGGTTGCGCCTGCTTCGCCAGTGCGAATCTCTGCAGGGGCTTTCAGGGCCTTGATTGAGGATTCCAACACCTTGTCGCCGCCAGGAACACCAGCCAGCATGATGCCGATGGTTTTCTGGGCTGCGGCTGGATTGGTTTCGGCCAGCTGCGCATAGGTATCGTAAGCCTTGGCACGATCTGCGCGACCAGAGTTGCGCTCTGCTTCAGCTTTTTGACGCAACAGATCGACGCCGATCTGCGGTGCGCCAGAGCTAAATGCCGACATAACTTGGCCGCTGAAGCGCAGCTCGTTTTCCTGCTGGGACTTGTTCAGGGTGTCCCAGTTGGAGCGCATGCTGGCCGCTTCCTTTTCAGGTAGCAGCATGGCGATGTTGGTAAAGTCGCGTGCGGTCGGGTTTGGGTTGGTGATCAGCGCTTGCATGTTCTGGCTCAGCATCTGCTGGCGCTCGGCAGCTTTGGCTGCAGCTTCTTGCTGCGTGCGAATGTCTGCAATGGTCGCGCCAATTTTGAGGCCACCAAGGGCAGCTTCAAATGGGCTTTGAACGTTGATCGAATAATCGTATGGTGCTGGCATGTTTTTGTCCTCAGACTTTGCTGTAGTCGACCATCAGGTAGCCACCGGACTCGGAAACAGCACCAGGGTAAACGCTCTGCACTTCTTGGGCCATCAAACCGACTTGACGGCCACCTCCCCAAATGTAATCAAACTCGTAAACCTTCAATCCGTCGGGGCGTGTGCCGATTTGCTTAATGTTTTTCTTGAGCCTGCGGTCACTGAATACGTTGCTCAATCCTGGCTGGCCCATTTTCCCACCAGCGCCATATTGCATGCCAAGGACTTGAGCTGGAAGGTTCAGAATTCCACTGAAAGCCTTGGCTTGGCCAAGTTCTCCACCAGCCAGCGCAGCGCCACGTTCGGCTTGCAGGCGTGCAATGGCAGAGCCTGTCTCCATACCTGCGGTGCCAACACCAGCAGCAGATTGCTGGCCAAGTGACGTCATGCCGCCAAGGCGGCTGTATTGCTGGTCGATGGCCTCACGAAGCATCGCAGGCCTGAACTGCGCCAGGGCTGCTTGAATGTTGCCACCACGCAGACCGCCAGTGGCAGAAGCACGTTTCAGCAAAGCCTCTTCACCTTGGCGCACGGACTCTTGGAAACCGACGCCGCCTTGAATGCGCTCGATGGCTGCACGCTCGGCCTCTGGGCCACCCATGCCGAGCAACGCTTGTTGCTGCGCAAGTGCTGGCGTGCCTGCTTCAACATAAGGTTTGAGCAATTCTCGCAAGGCATCAAACTGACGACGCTGCTCTTCGATGCCAGCTTGACTGGCTCCAGCTTGAACTGATGCAGCATCACCTGCTGCGTCGGCTTGCATCATGCCGCCGACGAGCTGTGTGCCGCCGACGATTAGGCCGGTGATTGGATCAGGCATGGCCAAACTCCTTCATGTAATCTTCAAATGTCTCGCCATACAACTCCATGACAACGTGTGCATTATCGTTGGCAAACTTCGCGCCATGGTAGGCCTGGACGGCCATCAGGATGACGTCGTAATAGCCTGCACGCCACATGTAGGCACGCGCATCGGCTTTGCCAGCACGCTCCACACGGTCGGAGGCCTGCCACTTCATGACCATCAAGGCCACGCAAGGTGCAAGCAGTTCAGCATTTTTTAGGTAAAACGAATTCTGGTTCATCGCCACAAGGGTGTTCCAGATTGCTCCATCGAGCTCGGTACGATCTACAGGATCGCCATCGGCAACGTCATCAAAGACTTGGATGGCGTTCCAGAGCATCAAAAGCCACTCCACGGCTGGCGCAGGCAGCAGCAAAACCTGTGCAAGGTTCTGTCTGAGGCTTTCCGTACCAGTCATGCTCTACCCTCCAAGTGGCGAATGAGCTGCTGGCGGCTCGATAAGCTCAGCACCTTTATTTTCCCACATTCGCATGCTTTGTCAATCAAGGTCGAACTCGCGTTCTTCCCAGGCCTGGCAGCTGCGTAAGTCGTGACAGATGAAGTCAAACTTGCGGCAATAACCACGGAAACCAGCGTCGGTGTCCCAATCGTTGCGTGGGATGCGCTCCATCTTGGCCTGCATCATGGTGCTGTTGTCGTAATACTCGCAGTTCGAGCAACGACGACGCCGGGCCTCTTTCTCATCCACTTGCATGGCTTTGCCGAGCGCCATCCAGTAGGTTTTGTTCGCGCCTGGCTCGTTGGATGGCTTTTCAGGGCCAAGCATCCAGTCGTCAATCACCACCTGGGTGTTCTTTTTGTTCTCGGCTGCCGTGATGAACGGCATCGATTCTGGCAGGCCACCAAAGCCTGCGAGCATGATCTTAGGCATGTCCATGTCGTTCTCCTTATGTGATTTCGCGGCCAGATGCGCGAATGGTCAGCGCAGTGGCTGTGCCGGTTGTCGAGATGAATCCACCAGAGGCCAGCACTTGGCCAACCAGCTCAGGGAATGTGTAGGTCTCGTCCGGTGCGATTGCGCGGCTGTCCACGATCAAGTTGGTCGCTCCTGCGGTGCCGCCGACACTCACCAAGTTGACGCTGATCACTGCATTGCTGGCGCTGGTGTTGGTGGCTGTGAACTTGTCGATGATGGCTGTGCAGTTGGTCGCGGTGTATTGCGTGGTCTGCGCGGCCTCCATCTGCTTGGAGCCAATGAGGGGTTTTGCTGTGACTGCCATGTCGTTCTCCTTAAGTGGCTTGTGCGCCGCTGGCGATGATGGTCAGGCCTGCGGACGCGGCCTGTACTTGGATGGTGTCGCCTGCGTTCAGCACCTCGATGCCGTTGTACTGCAGGGTGTTGTTTGCCGGGACGGACACGTCGTACAGAAACGCATTGCCAGTGCCTGCCGATCCTGCCGACGGCACCAAGAACACGCGCACATTGATTGCCGCGCCTGTGGTGTTGGCGATGCTGAATTCCTTGAGCAGCGTGCGCGTGCTGGCAGGTACGGTGTACAGCGTGGTGACGCCTGTCGTGATGGCGGCTTGGCCAAGTTTGGTGGGTGTGATTACATCGAAAGCCATGTGAGCACCAAGTTAGATTTGACGGAGGCTGGCAAGACGTCAGGCGTGACAGGGCCGCTTTCCCATCGTTGTTGGACGCCATCGTAAACCAGCACGTCGCCAGTGGCAGGCGCTGGAGCGTACACATCGGAAAGTTGCCCGATCAATGGTTCGGCCTGTACTCTGACAAAAATTGAACCAGAGCCTGCAGTGGCCGCATTGACCACCGCCGCCACCACCACATGAGGTGTTGGAGCTGCAGGCAGGTTCTTTGTCAGGCCACCAGGGAATGATGGGTTGTAGTACAGGATGTCGCCATCTGCCCATGTTTCGCCGTAGGGTGTGCCGGTGGTGTTGAAGCCACGCACCAATCCAAAGCTGGAGACCAGGCCAAAACCATTGTTGGCGATGGCTTCTGCGGCCACACCCATGACGAGCTGGCCATTGGTCAAACCTGTGGATGGTTTGCCCTTCAAGACGCCAGACGAGCCGACGGAGCCGTCAAACATGACCAGTTGACCTTTGGCAATGGCTGCCGATGCTTTGATGTAGTAATACTGCGACTCACCAATGGCCTGGTTGACGTTTGGCGTCATTTCCAAGTTAAGGGTGTAACCACCATTCCAGTGCACACGTCCAACTTTGATGGCAGGCGCTGGTGTGGTGGTGTTGAAGTCGATGTAGTCCGTCACCACTGAGTTGTTGTTTTGGATGACAGGCGCAGCCGAAAGCAATGCCAGCGAGTTGGCAATGTTGTTGAGTGCATCCAGAGCCTGCACAGCTTTCTGGTCTGCTGTGCCTGCGTTGATGGCTGCATCTTTCGCTAAGCTGACAATCTGCGCCAGCGCCTCATTGGCTGATGCTTGGGCTTGGCCAGCCTGAATCTCAATGCCGGGCGTGTCGCTTGATGGCGAGACTTGGTCGGCAACTTGAAACAGTCGCTCAAATTGCCTGATCTGCTCCTGGTTTTTCAGGAACGTTGCAAGCTGGTCGCGTGTGAGGTTGAGCTTTTGCGTTGCCATCAGAAGGCCAATGGCTCGATCTGAGCCTCAAGTCGAATGAAGGACAGGTGCGCTTGGCTGTCGCCACGGAATCTCTGAATGCGCCAGTTGCGCATGTGGCCCTGCTGAAACCATGCCAGACGCTTTTGGCTGTTGCCTGTGGTGCCGACACGGATTCCACGGTCTTGGCTCCATGCTTTGCCGTCCACGCTGTAGCTGGTGGTGATGATTGGGTCAACACCAAGCGCCACGCTGCCAGTCAGGCTGACAAGCTCCAGCTCATTGAATATCGCGCCGTTGCTTTCGTTGTAGACGATCAGCGTGCCAAACTCCCAGCGTACGATCTGGCCCCAGTGGCTGCTGATGTTGTCCACCAGGTAGCCAATGGCGCTGGACTGTGGGTCACCGATCAGCCATTTGTCGTAAGCCCAGACCAGATTGCGTGCGCGGTACTGGCTGAAGCCGACCTGGCTGGTGCTCAGGGTGAACCAGACCTGTTGCTGCAGCGCTGCCGATGCGGCTGCGTCATAAACCAGCGTTCGGTCAGGAAGATGGACATACAGGTGCTCGTGGGCTTTGTCGTTACGTGCTTCCAGTTTGACGGTGGCCAGCTGCGCCTCGGTGTAGTCCAGCAGTAGCTCGTCGATCTCTTGCGTGCTGATCTTTTGAGCTGTGGCATTTGCGCCCATGTAGATGCCTGGCGCTTCGTTGCGGCCAGAGCCAAGGAAGGCGATCATATCCATGAACACGCAGCAGCCAAATGTGCCAATGACACCCTTTGTGACCTGTGCGCCATCGATACGCTGAAATGGGAAAAACTCGCCGCCCACGTTGTCGAACACCTCGATGGTGTTGCGATTCAGTGCATAAACCTCGTTGCGCAACTTGAGCAATGCCACCACTGGATCAGGGTCGACTTCAGAGCTGCCGTACTTCAGCGGGTTGACCTGAGTGGGGTCTGAAAGTTCAGTCACCACAAGGAACTCGCCGTCGGTGGTCATGAAGTAGCCGTCCACCCAGACCACGTCCAACACGACGCCAAGGTCGGGGTCGGTGACTTGCACCAGGCCAAGCGTGCTGCTCCAGTAGTACAAGCGGCCACCGGATGCGATGGCCAAGCGGTCGAAGCTGTAGTCAAGCGTCACCAGAGTGTTGATGGGGCCACCAACGTCGCCAAGCACGGTCACGGAGCCATTGCTGGCCACGGTCACGAGCTTGGTGCCCATGACCCGGTAGCAGACACCCTGCCAGTTGATGCCGCCACGGTCAATGCCTGGGCCGGTGCCGTTGCCGACAATTCCGTCACCAGGACGCAGGAAACCGGCACTGATGCCGGACTGCTTTGGGACTGGCACCAGGTTGACCGGGTACGACGTGCGCAAGTCCGGGCCGTTGTCAGCAAAGATGCCGTTGAGGATTGGAATCTGCATTCAACTCACCATTTTTCCTTGGCAGCCCAAAACGCAGCAGACATCTTGCCTTTTGCAATGTTCTTTTCGTGCCTTGCCATGAATGATTCGCGCCTGGCTTTGTCCGCCTTGGACTCGCCTTCACGCTTCGGAGACCCAGACACGCCCTGTTGGCCAAAACGGATGGTTTTAATTTTGTCGCCATCCTTGGCCACCACGACGTGGGACTTGGTTGGGTGCGAAGGCGTGCGCTTGGGCTTGTTGTAGCCCTCGACACCTGCGCGTGCCAGTCTTGAGTCTTTGGTGGCCATGGTTAAGCGATTCTGTACCAGCTGTTGAGCGACTGCACAAAGCGCACTCGGAAGAAGTCCTGCGCGGCCAAGTTGCCGGGCACGCCGTAGGCTGCAGATGCGCCGTTTAGCGCCAGCGTGAAGCTGGTGATCTGCTGTGTGGTGGTAATGAGCACCTCGGTGCCGTCAGGCGTCTGGGTGTTCAGCGGCAGGGTGATCGTGCCAACTGCCAAAGTTCCGGCAGGCTGGAGCAGCATCCATTGCTGCTGGCTGACTGGGGTCGGCACGGTGATGTTGAAGCCGGTGCCAGGCGTTGCGATGCTGGTGGCCAGCGACGGGGCTGCAAAGGTTTGCTGGAAATACTGCAGCAGAGCACCGATTGGCAGGCGTCGTGCATCGCCGTTGTTCGGGGTGTAGACAGGAATCTGGTCGCCAGGCGAGGCCTGCATGAGCAGCGGCAATTGGTTGATGTAAGGCATGTTCTGCTCCTTCAGTTGTATTGGATTGGGCCATCTGGGCCAGCAAGGGCTGGATCAACTGGCGGACGGATGAACGGATTGTCATACACGCGCCAGGGCTTGTTGCCAGCACCGGAAGGCATGGTCGACGGCAGCTGCTGCGGGATTGGCGCTGTGGCGCGTTGCAGCAGGGTGTTGTAGCTGTCCTTGGCCACGGCTTTGGTCTCAGGCATCAGCACCTTGCCGTAGCCTGGTGCAATGCGGATGGCCAAGTTCGTGATGATGGCCTGGTTGGCGGAGTCAGGCACCAGCGTCGGCTCGTCCAGCTCGCTGTCCTGTGGGCTGCCTGGCAGTGGGTAGCCAAGACGGATGCCTTTGCCGTTCCAGTCGGCAATCATGGCATCGAGGCGACGCATGGCAGACTGGAGCTGCTCGGGTTGCAGGTCGAAGACGTAGGACGCAAGGCCGATTTCCTCGAATGCGGCTGCAACGAATTGGCGCTTGCTGTAGCCCATGTCACGCTCCTTGCATTGCGGTGTTGATCATGTCCAGCAGCTTTTCGTCGCTGGTGCGTTTGGTGAATGTCAGGCCCAGTTCTTTGGCCTTCTCGATCAGCTCGATGCGGGTCGGTGGTGCGCTGTCTTCAGGCACAGCGGAAACGGCAGGTGGCTCCTGCGCGTCGATAATTCGGTGGTTGATGCCGTCAATAGGCTTTGAAGGCTTGCGCACCTTCACGGGCTTTTTGCCCTTGCGGTATTTTGGCGAGAGGATGTTGTCTTCCATCACTTGCCCTTCTTTGGTGGTTTGGCTGTTTTTGCTGCGGCCTTGAAAGCTGCATTGCTTGGTGCGCCTTTGGTGCCAGGCTTGCGCATGCGCTCAGGCGTCTTCCCTTCGGCCTTTTGCTTCTCGATGCGCTCACGCTTGGCGTGAATGTTGGCATAGAGACCCGGCTTCATTTCATAGCCTTCTTTGGTGCTTTTCCTGGCTTGCCTGCAGCTTTGGCTGCTTTGGTTGCGACGTTCAAAGCGATGGCCACGGCTTGCTTTTGGGGCTTGCCAGCCTTCATTTCCTTCGAGATGTTTTTCCCGATGGACTTGCTTGAGTAACCTTTGGTCATTGGCATTTTGAGCTCCTATGCAGAAAGGGGGGCCGAGGCCCCCCAGTCTTTTGCCGGTTTACTGGTTGAACAACAAGATGCCGGACATCTCGGGGTTCTTGTTCACGACGCCGAACAGCGTATCGAGACGGTACTTGATCGTCATGCTGTCGATGTCATAGAACTTCTGCATCACCAACTCGACGCCCTGGTCGGTGCTTGCACGCATCACTGCGACGCCAGCATCGGATGGGACGGCATAGCGGCCAGGCAAGATTTCCAACGAATCACGCTGCCAGAACACGTTGACCTGTGCGGTGTTCACGTTCAAGAAGGTGATGGCGGAAGTGTTCGAGGCGGTAGCCACGTCCACGTTCTTGTACTGCAGCTGTGCATCAGTAGGTGCGACACCTTGAGCGCCGATGATCGGGGGAGTGATCACCAGGCTGGTGCCGCCGGCAGGCACGCTCACGACACGGAATGTCTTGAGCTGGCCAGTCGATTGCTTGGTGATGTGGTGCACAGCGAACACGCCAGCGATGGTGAACGAGTCACCAGCACGAACGTTGGTCGAAGAGCTCACGGTCACGGTCTGGAAGCGGTTGTCCACGTTGATCTGGCCGCCCACGGAAGTGGAAGTGGCCTGAGGCGTGTAGTTGGCTTGAGTACCTGCGCCATCGGTGTCGATGGTGATGGATGCGCCACCAGCAGCAGCGAGCTGACGGTTTGCGTAGTCCATCTTGTAGGTGTCAAAGCCAGCGACCATGCCAACGTGCGAGCGCTCGTATGCCTTGTCAGACTTCATGTTGCCAAAGCTGCGAGCAGAGCCAACCAGGTTGCCAGCCAAGCCGTTGTAATCGCGGCTGGACAGGGCCATGAAGCGGTCGTAGTCAGGCACGCCTTGCTCGTTCATGATGGCGTCGCACAGAGCCACGTCGTCATAGTCGCCAGCAGCAGCGGCAATCGGCACAACCAAAGAACCCAAGCCAGCGGCTGCGTTCATGATGGCGATGTTGATGTCGCTGGCCAGCTTTTGCTTGGCGCTGTCGCCCAAACGACCTTCTTGCAATGCGTCACGCAGTTGCAGGGTGGTCATTTCCCAAGGCACAGTCTTGCTGAAGCCCAAGGTTGCAGGGACGGCCAACTGGGTCATGCCTTGATAGCCAGGGATCGGTGTACCAGGAGTGGTATTGATCGACTGAGCGATGTAAGGCTGTGGACGCCAGATGGTGTCGTTCGACCGAGCCATCTCGGTCTGGTTGGTGTTGTACACCGCGACGTTGCGCGACAGTACCAATGCGTCTTGGAAGCCTTCGAGGAGGTCTTCAAACGCGACGCGTTCTTCTTTGCTGAATGAGTTTGCCATGATGGGCTCCTAAATTTAAAAAATCATTTTGAAGCTGCTCGCTTCTGCGCCTTGTACTGAATGACCTTGGTCATGTTGCCAGTACGCGCCGCTTCTTCTCGCAGCCGTTCGAGGGTTGAGTCCACTGCGCCAGACACTCGACCAGTTGAGCTGATCATGCGTTCCGGTGCCGGGGCTGCCTTTCGGTTCGTAACTTTCAATTCCTTCTCCAGTTTCGCTACCGCAAAGGCAAACTTTACGGGGTCTTCGATCTTGGCCAGCTCTGTTGCCTTCTTCGGGTTTTTGCCGAGTGCGTAAATCACCAGAGCAGGATTGTCCGCGCCTTGCAGCACGACGCCTTGTTGCGTGATGTTGAAGAGTTCCTGGGCGACTGCCTCGGCATCCTCAAAATCTCGCACACGCAGCTCAGCTTTCGCTTTGCCGTAGCCGTCGAGCTTTTCCTGCCAGGCCTGCTTTTGCGCTTGCTCAGCCTGCTGTGCCTTTTGGGCTTCAGCATCGGCCACTCGCTTGCGGTCAAACCAGTCTGCCAGTGCAGCTTCGAACCTGTCAGCGTCATAGTCGTGATCTTCCAGCTTCGGCTTTGGCCCAAGGATGACCGGCTTTTTCTCGGTCGTTTGGGTTAGCTTGGCTTCGAGTTCTCGAATGCGCTTTTCCTTCTCTCTGTTTGCCTTACGCAGCTCTTTCACCCAACCAGGCGCATGAGCTTGCTCTTCGGGAGGTGGCGCTTCCTCACCAATGGAGACGATCACTTCGTCGGCATCATCCTCGGCGTCATCGCTGCCGGAATCTTGATCTAGCTGGTCGGCGTCGGAATTTTGCTCGTCGCCCACTTGCTCAGTTTCGATCTCTTCGTCCTGGTCTTCGATCACCACGGATTCGCCGTCGTTGCTCTCATCTCCTGTAACTGCCTTTTTGTTCATTCAAATACCCCATTTGACTCACCCATTTAAAACGGCTGGGTGGGATTCCGTATAACCACATTCTCCACTAAAACGCTGTCATCTGACAACAGGTTGCACTTGTTCACCAAGCATTGCCTGCTGATTTGCCTCGATAGCGCTTAGGGCCATGTTCTGATCGATCTCGCCAGTCTTGGCCAAAGTCTCCGCCGTCTTGGCGCGAGACAGCTCTGCGTCGGCCACGGTCTTGATGGTGCTGGCGCGTGCCTGTGCAGCTTTGGCCACGGCCTCTTCGGCTGCAGCCTGCAGAAAGATCGAGTTCGGGTCTTCCTTCTGGTTCTGTGCCTCGGCCATGAGCGCTTCCATCTCTTTGTCGGTCGGCTTGACCACGCCCATCTTGATCAGGCGCTGGCGGAAGAAGTCGCGCACCTCGCCAATGCCCTCGCCTTCCATGTTCATCATGGACATGGCACCGAGCACCTGCAGGGTTTCTGGGTCTTGCGTGATCTGCATCATGCCGGTCAGGGCACGCACGGTGGCGGCACGCTTAGAGCTGGACGATGGGCCGACCTCGACATTGACATCGAACTTGGCAGCGCTCAGGTCGTTGGCCATGCGCACTTCGCCGGTTTCCTGGTCGATTGTGGGTGTCATCAACTTTACGGTGTCGGTGGATTCGTCCTCGGTGATGACCTTCATGGTGCGGCCTTCCTCGATGTAGACGTCCTTGGCCATCGACAGCCAGACCTCGCCGCAGCGCTTCATGGCCTTGGCAAAGTTGCTCATGTAGATGAAGGTCTGCATGTCCAGGCGCTGCTGGATCATCTCCACGGCCTTGCCGCTGATGTTGCTGACCATCTTGTCAGCGCCAGACGGGTTGCCAAGAATGTCCTGCATGTCCTGCTCGGTGACTTGCAGCAGGGCTGCCATGGCCGGTGGGATTTGTGGGCTGCGGGTGTAGGCCACGGGGCCGCTGATGCTTTGGCTGCCGTCGGGGCCGGTGATCGGGTTGATCAGCAGGTAAGGGTAATCCTTGAGGTTGTCCTCTGCCCACATGACCTGGTGGCCAGCGACCTGCTCAGGCGTGAGGATTGGCTTCTCGACGCTGGACAGGGCGCTGATCTCGCCCAACTTGGACAGCTGCATGTTCTTCAGGCGCTGCGCGTCCTTGGCCAAGCGCACATGGCCCATGCAGCGCTCGACGTTGTCCACAAACCAGCGCTTGCCGTAGACCGGGATGATCGGGATGCACTTGCCTGCGATGTAGCCAGCGTCCTCAAGGATGCGGCCACCGGACATGATGTACTTGTGCACCTTGCGCGACTTGATCTTGCGCTGGCGAACCTCTTGGCTGCCAATGGCTGCCAGGGTGTTTTCCAGCTCAAGGTCTTCCTCGAAGTCCTTGGAGCGATAGCGTTCCTCGGTGCCGTCGATGTTGCGGAAGATGCGGATGGTCTCGGTGACGTCCTCGATTTTGTAGTATTCCGCGATGTAGACCACATCGGGCGTGGCCCAGTCGAACTCGTACTGGTGCACGATCTTTGGCCAGTTGGTCGGGTCGTCGCCCCACTCTTCCTTGTAGGACTCATACGTCATTGAGTAAACGACGTAACAGAAACGGGCGTCGGCCTTGTCCTGGCGCTTGGCGTTCAGGTCAAAGAACACCGAGCTGTCGGCATCAAAGATCGGCTCGATCTGGATGCGCTGGCGCTCGTTGTCCTCGTCCTCGTCGTCCTCGTAGGTAGTGCGCAGACGCCAAGCACCAAAGCCACCGCCCACAGCTTCCTCGAAGGCGTTGTCGTAGGCCTCGTCGGCCACGCTGTCCTGCTCGTCGGCACGGTACAGGCCGTCGCAGGTCTCGGCCAGCTTGTCGGACATGCTGCCATCCTTGGACACGTAGTCCACGGTGATGCGGTTGTTGCGGTATTCGTTGATGATGCGAATGACCGACAGCATGATTTTGTTGACTTCAAACTTCGGCTTGTTCTCGTAGATTTCCCACAGGGGGCCTTCCCACTGAGCGCCGGACAAACTGTAGAAGCGTCGATCTTGAAGGCATTGCAGCCGTTCGTCGCGCAGCGCCGTCTGGACGTTGTCGAATTGAGCCAGCGCTTCTGCGTGAACATTTGCTAGTCGCTGATCTTTTGAAATGCGTGCCATATTTTTGCCCTCGTTTCAAGTATTTTCGCACCGATCACCATCGATTGACAACCGGCAGTGGTTTGAAGCTGGCGGCCTTGTTTGCGGGTATCCGCTGCACCAGGTTGATGGCGTCGAACATGGGGTCGAGCTGGTCGTCGTGTGCACCAGACGGAAAAGCGGCCACCTCGGCCAGGAAATCGGACAGCCAGGGCGCGTCGTGCGGAAGCAGGACGTTTCCGGATTCAATAAACGGGGCTGCGTCATACCCTCGGCTGATCTTGTCCTTGTTGCGCTGCACGGCCACCACCGGGATGCCCTCGCGCCGGAAGGTCTGGATCAGGCCGGTGCCCGATACCTTGTCCTCCACGTACATGCCGCGCATGGCAGAGCCTTGGGCCACAGGCCGCTGGTCGTTCAGGTGCTTAAGCCAGAAGGCCCTGGCCTGCACCAGCAGCTCTGGGGCCTCCCACTTGCCGCGCACCTGGTCGAGCTTGACCGCCTGGCCAATGCTTGAGCGTGCCCAACACTGCAGCACCGTCCAGTCGTTGTGGTCGGCAGTCTTTTGGGCCGTGTCCACGGTCAAAAAGCGGAACTCGAGCTGCGGGATGCTTGACCAGAACTTGAACCAGTCGGTGTTGATGATGCCGCCGCCTCGGGGTGCTGGCCGCTGTTGCAGCTGTCCGGCTGTGCCGTAGGTGCCCAGGGTTTGCTCCAGCTCTGTGACCTGCACCTCACCAAATCGCTCGGGAAACATGAGCTCGCCTTCCTCGGTGCGCGGGTCTGTCCAGCCGATGCTGGTGGTGCAGCGGAAAGCAGGCTCGAAGCGCATCGGGATGCACAGGTGCACGTAAGGCAGGCCCATGTCCTTGATGACGCCCGAGATGTCCTTCTCGTTCAGGCGCTGCATGATGACCACGATGGCCGACTTGTCGGAGTTGACACGGGTCGGCAGCGTCTCGGTGAAGGCGATCTTGGCCGCCTCCAGCTTGGCCTGGCTGTTGGCATTGTCGGCGCTGATCGGGTCATCCAGGATGACGCGGTCGCCACGCACGCCAGTCATGGACGTGAAGGCACGGGCCTGGCGCACGCCTTTGCGGGTATTCCCGAACTCGCGCTTTCCGTCCAGATCGGCCAGCAGCTCGATCGGCCAGAGCTTCTGGAACCAGTCGGACTTGATCAGGTCGCGGCAGCGTCGGCTGTCCCGGATGGCCAGCTGCTCTTCGTGGGCCGTGCCGACAAAGCGCATCTCGGGCATATCCCGAGGCCCCCACTCCCAGGCTGGCCAGATCACGCCGGTCAGCAGGGACTTCATGGAGCCGGGTGGCACGTTCATCAGAAGGCGATTGATGTCGCCCTTGGTCACGGCCTCCAGGTGCAGGCAGATGGCGTCGAGCGCCCAACCCCACTTCAGCTCGGCAGCCGGTTCAAGCACGCGCCAGGCACGCTTGGCAAACTCGGCCAGGCTGCGTCTGCACAGCTCGCGCTCGATAGCCAGCAGGTCAGCTTCGGTCAGCAACATCGTCTTTGGCCGCGATGATCTGCGCCAGCACGTCTGTGGATAACTTCGAGGCGTCAATGGTCTGCACTTGCAGCGGGTTTTCCTTGTCGCCTGCCAACTCCAGTCGGTCGCCGTACTTTTTCGGGGCCAGCTTGGACAGCAGCCACTTTCGGCTGTCCACTTGCAGTTTGCGCTGCTGAATGGCCTGCCAGTCGCGCTTTCCGTCTCCAGTCTCAGGGACGTCGCTGTCGGCCAGCTCCAGCACCTCGTTTGCCATGCGCTCGATCAGGTCTTCCCTCGCGTGCGCGTACCTCTCCGCAAGTTTCGCGTCAGCATCCACCCATCGCATGAAGGTGCTGTTCGGCACTCCCGCTGCCTGGCAGGCTTTGAAGCAGCTCAGGCCACCAATGGCCATGCCATCCAGCACGTTCTGGATGATCTCGTCCTTTGTTGGCTTGCTCTCTGGTTTTGGTGCTTGTTTTGGTTTTTTCGTGGCCATGATTTACCTCGCCAATCCTGCAAACGGGTTTGAAAACTGTTTCCAGCATTTGTTCAGTCGGATTCGGCTGATGTGCTTCTCGTCCACTTGGAACTTTGCGGCCATGGCTCGGCCTGTCTCGTTGCTTGTCCTGATTTCGTCCACGGCTTCGGCTGTAAGTTTCGCGTATTTTTTGCGCTTTGTCTCTGCGATCTTGGCGCTGCGAACTGGGCCGGACATCATGCCAAGTGCTCCAAGTTGTTTGCCAAGTCGCTTGTATGTCGTCAGCTCCATGTGCTCAGGATGGATGCACTTCGGTGTCTCGCAGGTCATGCGGATGATCTTGCCATCAGGGATTTCCCCATGCGCATCAGTCCAGATGGCTCGGCGCACAAGAACGGTCTTGCCATCTTGGCGCATGGCTGGGTGGCCATTGCAGCATGAGAATCTCCAGACTGCGCAGCCTGCGTCATCACGGGTTCGGTGCTGAATGTCGGTGAAAAGGCCCATGGTC